TTGTACTGTATCATCTTTCTCGGCAATAACGGAATTGTATTCTTCTTCATCTGTTGCCGTGAAACCAAAGTCATCATCGGCATACTCTTCCATGATTGCGGTTAGGTCGTATTTTTTAGTTGCCATATTTTTAGTTCTCTATTGTACTACGTTTATCTTTGTTTGTCAAAGTAAGCCCATGCGAAAGGACCATCACTCTGTACATAATGCATGAATGCTTGGCAATATTCTTTGCCAGAAAATTCATTTCTCCAATGTGGTGCAACACATCCGAGATATAACATTGCATCACCTGGTTCTAAATTCATTTCAACTTCTTTGCCTTCTGGTGTTTCAATGTAAATAGGCCATTCTTCATCACCACCCAAATTCAATGTGATACTCACCTCGCAGGCTGGTCTATCAACATGTCTCTCTAAAACACTTTTTTCATAGTAAACTCTGGCATAAGTGTAAGTTGGTAATAATTGACTCTCAACAATTTTAGACAATTCTGCAGTTTTATTACACAACAATTCCAAAAAACTTTTATAGTTATATGAAACACTTGAGTTTGGTGCTTGGCCATCTCCACGAAGATTGTTTACCTTAGCAAACTGAGTAAATTCAGCTTTCAATTCATCAGCACGTTCATTTGAAATAAACTTTGGTAATTTTATATAACTGTTTTTTATCAATTCATCATTCATATTATTAATTAAACCATGTTATAATTGAATATCTTGTGCCTGACAAAACAGGTTTAATAGCATGTGGGTACATAAAATTTGAAGGAAACATTATAACATCACCTCTACCTAAAGTATATGACAATTTATCATCAAAAAAGGTAAACTCACCACCTGTGTAATCATCGTTCAAATTTAAAGAACAAGATATGGATCTAGGATTACTGTCAAAATGGTCTGTGTGTTGAGTGTAAAAACATCCTTCAGAATATTCTAGTAATATATATCCACTATCATTCACAATTGTTGTGTGTGGTGCAATCTCGGTATAATTTGCCAAAAGTTTTGCAACCACTTCATATAAATCGGAATCTAATTGCCTTCTAGTATCGTGGTTTTGTTGTATAATTTCTGAATGTGATATGTTGATGTTTCTAACATTACGTATGGATTTATCTACAATATGTCCACCTACTCTGGCTTCTTCCCAACCATCACAATTTTTATATTCATTCAGTATTCTATCACACAATTCATTTGATATGCCACCTTTGTATACTTTAATATAATCATTTATTTTTTCCATAATTTACTCTCATCAATTTACATCATTAAAATGTTCCAACTCCAGTCCAAGAACCTTGGCCAGCCAAAGTCCAATTAACACCTTTATTCGTACTACTGAAAGCCATGCTCTTATCAGGTGTAGCATATGTGGTGCCAGAGTAACCGACTGATGAACCACCATATACACCGGCGGTGCCAGAATAATTACTTCCAAAGGCTGGACTGTATATAATTTCAATATACTGTTTTGAATTATCTGCATTCCAGAAACAATTTATCTCCCAACTTCTATCAGTGTAGCTGGTACCGTACGCCCAGCCTTGCATGTTTACTGAGAAGAAATAATACCCAGTAGATGTTGTTCCGAATTTATATGCCATACCTTGTTGGTTACTACTACCAATATTACTACCATTTCTACCCCAATATTGGTCACCTGGACAAGGCGCAATAGATAATGCTGACAACGTACCGCTGGCTGTTCCTGCACCAAAAGTTAATAATCCATTCGAACTGACATAGTATGAATTATATGCAGTGTTATTCATAAACCAAGATGTTCCAGCTGGCATAACACTTGTATATGGACCAGCGAAACCATCATCATAACTACTTGGTATTAGGGTTCCAAGAGTCCATCCAGTTCTAGATACAGGTGCATAACCCGACATTGTTCTAGAAGTTGCTGTGAATGATAAAGCAAAAGTATCAATGATTGTGATAGTTTCACTTGTGGCTACAATTGAATCACCTCTTTTTACTGAAACTGTAAATGTTTGATTACCTTCTGTTAAACCATCAGCTGTAGGTGTTACTGTGAATGTTGCTGTTCCAGAATTAATCGTAACATTATTACCTGTTGTACCTAAATCGGACGTTCCGTTGGCAGTAATGTCATCTATTACCCACGACAAGCTGCTTCCATCCACAACATTTGTTGTAGAAACCGTGAATGTTATCGTATTACCTTCATCTACGGTGTTGGCAGAAGGAGTAATCGAATAAGTAGATAATGAACCCGATCCAGGTGTATATTGAATAAACGCCAACTCGACTGTTTCTGTAGTATAAGTATCAGTTATAGATGGCGTTGATGAGTAAGAGTGGCTATGTGATGATGAACCAGAGGTGTGCCAATAATCTTTGGTTGCATAACCACCACTCGAAACACTTCCTGTTCCATATCCATGGTGGTGTGGCCAAGAATATGGTGCAGCCGTAGCTTGCATCTCAGAACTTTTACTAATCGTTGCACCGTGAGATGTTCCAGATGATGATGAGTGTGACAAATAAAAACCAGTCATATTTGGTGTTCCGTCAAACCCATCACAAAGTTTCCAATAAGAAGGCAAAGAACTTAGTGTGCCAGAATATAAACACATAGTGTTACTCAGAACACCGGTTTGTGCAGCTGCAACCCAAAGTTTCATTGCTTTAGATTGTAAAGATTTCAAATAATATGTTGCGGTAACACTGTGTGCGTGTGATTGGCCGTCCGGTGAAGGTGCAGGATTACTACCAACAAACGATGGTGATGGAGGCAGATAACTTCCACCACCTAAACTGGTACCTGTTGCTGGATTGCGATATGCAGTATCAGCAATAAAATGAGAGTGTGATCCATCAGAAGACGTAATTATGGGTCCTGTTATTGGCGCAGTAACCAAAGCGGTTTCAGTAGGTGATGTGGAACCTGGAGTTCCACGAATATTACGAACGGTGCTGAATGTTGGTGAACCTGGATTTGTGGCAAGTTTTTGAGTCCAACCAGAAATTGCAGTATCCCTCATGTGTATTGTGTTTGCTGGAAAAACTGTTTGATCGGTTGAAGCAACTAAAAAAGTAAAGTCAGATGTCCAAGGTAGAGCATTATTAATAGGTGTATTTGAAATTGTGGATGTATGAACATGAGCGCCTGCTGTACCCGATGTTAATGCTTGACTTGAACCAAAAGTACCAGGGTAAGCTATCCAAGAAGTTTTAAATGTGCCAGAAATAGATCCATGGCCGCCAGCTGGAGCAAACGCAATTGTGCCTGAAACATTACCTGTGTTAGCATAAGTCGTGTTTATGTTTCCTTGCGTTCCTGTGCCTCTGATGTATCGATTAGTTGTGTTTGAATATAATGTCCATCCAGATATACTAGGATCAGCACCATCATACATAATAATTGTGCCGGCTGGAATAGTTGCATTTATGAAAATTGAATTTGAATCTGCACTAGTAGAACCTAAAGAGTTTGTTGCAGTAACTGTACAAACAAAAGAGAAACCAATATCAGTTGAAATTATTGTATAGGTGTTGTTAGTTTCACCAGCTATCAATACAGAATCTCTATACCATTGATATGCAAAAGTTATTGGTTGCACACCTAACCAAGTACCAGTACTACAAGTTAATGTGGATCCAGAAGTTGCAGTTCCTGTAATTGCAGGCGCAACAGTGTTTAATGGTGTAGTTGGTCCACTATAATGTAAACCAAAACTGGTCAACATCGTTCTTAACGGCATAATATAATCCTTAAGCTAACTTAGTTTGCGACATAATTGCTGTGTATGTAGCTGAAGCTGTTTTGAAAATTGTGAAGTTGTACATATCAATTGCACTTGCATTGCCAGCTGTAATAGCAATTCCATTAGTATACTTAGGTGTTACGGTGATACCATCAATTTGAAATACATTTGGATAATAGGCAGTTGATCCATTTGTTACCATCAATACAAAAGTAACTGAAGAATTAGTTGCCAACCAATTATTCAAAGACACATCATTATATGCTGCAATGTTTAGTGTAAAATTATTTGTGGCATTACTTGTGTAATAATGAATCGTAGTATCACCAATATATAAATTTAATGTTGATTCTGGAGCAGTACTGGTGATAAATTTTTCTTTTGGTGATGCAACTAAAGGACCATTAATATTTGGAGTTGTTAAAGTCTTTGACGTTAATGTTTCGGTACCAGATAGTGTGGCAATTGTTGCATTATAATTTGGTACAGTTAAAATTCTAGTTGCACCAGAAGACACAGAAGATAATTGAAATTGCATCCTCTTACTTGCATCTGCTTCATCAATAAATGAAGTTGTACTATCAGATAAAAGTTTATTTGTTAATGTTTGTGAACCAGTTGTTGTTACAGCACTATTAGCTGCCGTATAAGCAGAATTAGCATATGATGAAGCAGAAGCAGCATTTGTGACGGCAGTATTTGCTTGAGTGTATGCTGAATTAGCATAATCACCAGATGTAACTGCTTTCTGGTCAGCAGTGGATGCACCAGTTGCCGCAGTATTGGCAGCGGCATATGCTGAGTTAGCATAAGAACCAGCAGATACGGCCTTTTGGTCAGCAGTGTTAGCGGCTGAAAAAGCACCATTGGCATACGAACCAGCAGACAGCGCATTTGTTGCGGCCGTGTTTGATGTAGTGTATGCAGAGTTGGCATACGATGATGCTGAGTTAGCGGCATCACGAACCCATGTGTCAACCGAGTTATTAGCTGCAGTATATGCGGCATTAGCATGTGCATATGAAGCATTAGCATGATTGATTGGATCGTAACCACGTATAGTTGCTACATCAGTAATAAGGTTTGCTGTTAGATTAGCAATTCTGAACGTTGCATGTGCTGTGTCGATATATGGTGATGCGTCTGGTTCTGGATCATAGTTGTAATAAAACTTCCATGTGCCGTCTGTTGCGTCACGGAATACACCGGTGTGATGATATGTTCCATCGTTATAACTAGCTGCAAGGCCAATATCAGGATTAGAAACATCATTGTTGGCATTCAGATAAATCATATTATCTTCAATGCTTAGGTTTGTTGCTGATATCGATGTTACATTTCCAGATATGGTTAGATTACCAGTAACAACAACATCACCCGAGATTGTACCGCCAGTGGAGTTAAACTTGGTGTTAGCAGTCGTAAATGCACCATTGGCATACGAACCAGCAGATAATGCATTAGTTGCACCAGTGTTAGCAACAGCAAATGCACCATTGGCATAACTTGATGCTGAGTTGGCAACATCATAGGAAGCGTTAGCATATACACCTGAAGTTACTGCTCGTTGGTCGGCAGTATTGGCTGCAATAAAAGCACCATTAGCATAAGACGATACTGAATTGGCCGAAGTGTATGCTGAGTTAGCATAATCACCGGATGTGATTGCGTGTTGGTCAGCAGTGGCCGCATTTGTTGTGGCAGTATTCGCTTGAGAGAAAGCAGCATTAGCATATACACCACTTGTTACAGCACGTTGGTCTGCCGTATTGGCTGCAACAAATGCTGAGTTGGCATATGTACCAGAAGATGATACACCTTGACTTGCAGTATTCGCCAGAGCATAAGCTGAATTGGCATAAGAACCTGCAGACACTGCCTTTTGGTCGGCAGTATTAGCTGCATTGTATGAACTTGTGGCATGGTCAAATGTCGAGTTTGCTTTATCGAACGCAGCGTTAGCCTTGATATCTTGGTAGAACAGAGGCCATGTAAATGAACCAGCACTGAAATCACCAGACGCAGGAGTACCAAGTGCTGGAGTTACCAATGTTGGAGAATTAAAAGTTTTATTATTGACAGTTTGTGTGTCATTAATTTTCACCAACGTACCAAGGAACGTTGCATTTAAATTGGGTGTATTTACTTTAGTAGTCATTTTATTCTAATTCTTATTTAATCTGGAATGCACTTGTTGGTGGTGTGAAGTTACTTGTATAACGTGCATAACCTTTTGTTATTCTTAGGTCATCCATATATCCTACCCATTCACGTACATTACTAGAGTCTCTACCAATCCACAGTTTAGTAGTAGTATCTCCGACAGTGTTAGTACCAATTGATAATGTTCCTCTACTAGTTCCATCAATATACATTGTCATAGTAGCACCATTTCTGACCAATGCAATATGATGCCAAGAACCGTCGTTGATTAATGCACCAGAAGTACTTAATGTATAAGAGCCGGTTTGATTCCACCAACTAGGATATCCGCTACCACCGGAATCATTTAAATATAAGGCCCAACTACCTGTTGTCCAAGTATCACCTAAACGTAATGCTGTTGCATATGCCACAGTTGATGATGTATTGACCCAAAATTCAATTGTAAAGTTACCAGTACCTAGATTAAATGTTGGATTAAACGGTGCAGTTAAATAATCCCCTGTACCATCAAAACTCATACTACTACCCCCAAACTTACTTACTGCTGTACTTAATTTTGCATCACCCAATGTTTCCATATTGGTCATCATTGCGGCATCGTAGATACCAGCACTGGTCATATTAGTTAATAAACTTGTATTGGTGATTGCCTGTAGTGGAGACGCCGGTGGAACAAAGTTACTGGTGTATACTGCCGTACCTAATACAAATCTCATATTTGATATATTTCCATTAGCATAGGGTGATGCTAAATTAGAAGACACACCAATAAAAACATTACCACTACCTGATGTCATAGCTTGACCGTCTGTTCTAGACACGCCTCCGTTTATACCATTTACATACATACTACAAACATTACTACTATCTCGAGTCCATACATAATGATTCCATGCGCCTAGCTTTCCACTTACAGATGATGAATTCAACATATTATAGGTCGAGTAACCTGTGCCGGCAATACCCCAACCTGGTGTTGTTCCATTATTTAAATAAAATGCCCACGTTGGACCGGTGCCTCCATAGTTCCAATTTCTATTAGCCACTGTGAAAATATTATTTATTGTAGTATAAACCCAACATTCAAATGTAAATGCAGTATTTGACGGTATACTAAAACTACTTGAATACGGCACAGTTAAATAATCTCCAGTACCATCAAAGTAACCAGAACCACCTATTGTACTTGGTGTATATCCATTTGTTAATGCACTGGTAAATCCGAATGAGTTTTGTATTGTTGGCTGACTATTACCGACAGCAGTAATTGTAAGGTTATTTGTACTGTTATCAATAAATGTCGGTGATTGTAGTGTTAGTAGTTGTGTACCAGATACCGCAGTCAATGGACTTGTTGGAGGGGTAAATGTAGTTGTATATAAAGAAGTACCTTGAATAAATCTAAAATTACTAATATAGCCGTTACTATTATTTCCAATTAGATACGGATTACCAGCAAATGTACGACTTGTATTATCAGTGTATGTATTAGTTTGCACTACTCCATCAACAAACAATCTATTAACGCCACTTGTTCTAGTGTGTGCTAAGTGATACCATTGTCCTGCAACTAATGCTGTATTACCATTCAATACATCACCCGAGTTTGCAACATTTAACTTGAATACATAAGGTGCAGACCAAGTATTTGATGCAGCATTTCCAGCCAGCAATCCATAACTACTTTGTCCAGCTTCACCTTGCCCTGCAATATTTTGATAACCCGTAGTAGGCATAGATTTCCAGTAGATCCACATCTCATATGTAAAGTCTCCGGTTTGATTTAAGTTTCCACTAGTTGTAGGGACGCTTAAATAATCCCCACTACCATCAAAATAACCACTATAACTTGTTGGGGTTACTGATAACGGATTGAATGGTGAGAAACGCTGTACTGATAGTGTACTACCAGTTGTAAGTGCAAATGCATTTGGTGAATTATCTATGAATCTAGATGATTGGCACATTAACAATCCAGTATTAGTAATTGGTGTTAATGGTGTTGTCGAAGGAGTAAATGTTGTAGAATAGAGTGCAGATTTAACTATTCTTAAATTACTAAGATTACCGATGTATGCGTGTGTGCTAGTAAAATTATAAAATCCACCTGTTAACAAATATCCAAATGTACCAGATTGCGTTCCTGTAGTAGTTGCTCCTGTAATTGTTTGTAGAGTGCCATTAACAAACAATTTAATTGCACCTGAATTTATAGACATAGCAATATGTGTCCAAGTATTTAATGGAATAGTATCATTACCTGTTGCCAATACTTGTGAACCAGTATAGTGATAAAAAGCTAATTTACCTGAGCTATCTGGACCAAACGTCCAATATAAACTACCGTTAACACCTTGATCACCTATTAAAACAGGGGTAGTCAGTGCTGTCTGTCTTTGTATTTGATAAATCCAGCATTCAATTGTAAAAGTAGCTGTAGGTGTTATACCACCACCAGCGGTACCTAATATAGCAGTAGTTGAACCTGCAGGTGTTTGTATATAAGAAGTAGACGCACCAGTAAAGTAGTTACTCCAATTATCACCATAAGGACTAAATGTACCTTGAGTAGTATTACCGCTGCGAGTTATTAGAGAGTTGTTTGTGCTATTATCTAAGAATATATTATTGTTTACTGGCTGGTTGTTTTGTAATGTTAATAAACTTGTATTTGCTATTGCGGTTAATGGTGCTGATGGTGGAGTGAATGTTGTGGTGTAAACTGCGGTACCTTTAACTAAACGAGCATCAGTTATGTAGCCGGGAAAATAATAAGTATTATTAAAATTTTGTCCAATGTATGTTGTAAGCGCATTTGTGTTTACAGTGCTAGCAGATGAGGCAGTACCTTGACTAATACCGTTCATCCATATAGTATATGTACTTCCTGAACGTGTAACTGCAACGTGCGTCCATGCATTAACAGGAACAGATGATGTTCCAATTAAATTAATTATTTGTGTACCTCCTGAAAACGCTTCAAATCGCAACTGCCCAGAAGCATTTCCGTTAACTGTGAAATCCCAATTAGAGGTGGCGTTGGTAGAACCGGTTTGGGTAAAAATAAAATAATAACTACCCAAAGCACCGGTTAAATAAATCCATGCTTCTATTGTAAAGTCACCGGTGGGTAATTGCAAGGCTGCATTGCTTGGAATACTTAAATAATCCCCAGTACCATCAAAGTATCCACTACCATATGTACTATAACTAGTGTTTGGAACAAATGGGTCGAATGAACTTATTAATGTATTACCTGTAACTGTTATAGTAAAGTTGTTTGTACTGTTATCTATAAAACGATTAGATTGGCAGGTTAGTAAACTTGTGTTTGTAATTGCTGTTAGTGGAGTGGTTGACGGCGTAAAGGCGGTTGTGTAGACTGCGGTTCCTTTAACTATACGCAAATTGGATATATTACCTAAAAAATATAAACCAAGATATTCACCTGTTATTCCTATTCCTAGTGAAGAACCATTATCATTTATTGAGCTTGAAAAAGAAGTTGTACCTTCTGCTACTCCATTAATAAAAATTCTTAAAGTATTTCCATCTCTAACTGAAGCAACATGATACCATGCATTTAATCCTATTGTATTAGATGATGAGACTGACGTAAATGCTGATCCATTACTAACATAAAAAGTAAGTTTATTTGATGCATCTACCTCCATAGAATAACTGTAATCCGACGCAGTTGCGGCAGCAAATGTTTTGCCCAAAATTTGTCGTCTAGTTCCTGCACCACCGGTTATATATATCCAGCATTCTAATGTAAAACTCCCTGAACCAAACTGTAATGCCACATTACTTGAAACACTCAAATAGTCTCCGGTACCATCAAAATAATTACTATAATATCCCGGAGTATAAGGATTAGTATTGTTTGGCTTTGTATCACCAAAAATACTTACCGCAAAGTTATTTGTACTTGCATCATCTACAAATGTTGTACTTGCACCAGGTATCAATAATGTATTGTATTTCCAGAAAGCATCTCCAAGTACCACAGACCAAGAAACATAACGAGTTGCTGTGCGACCAGTTGTGTTGGCTGTTGCTGTCAATGCAGTATAAATTGTTTGTTCTGTTGTTGGTGTTCCAAAGACCGTATTGCCACTGAGTGAAACACCAGTTGGCAGTGTGTTGGCTGCATAAGTTACACCATAACCAGCCGCAGATGTTGCTAATAAACTAACGTTTGCCATTGCCTCATTACCAATCAATGTATAAGCAAAGTCTGCCGCTGGAGTACTCCAAGTAACAACGTCAGTACTGATTGTCAAGCTGAATGAACGTGTGGTGTCTTGTAACTGTGCATCGGTTGCTTGCACAATGAATGAGTATGTTGTGCTTGATGCTTCTACTGGAGATGTTCCAGATAGTGTTCCGTTTGAGGCCAGTGTCACACCCGTTGGCAGTGAACCAGAGTATAAGGCATAAGTAATTGGAGTATCACCAGTTGCGGCAATAGATGTACTGACTGCCGTTGTTTCGTATGATGTACCTAAAGAACCAGCAGTTGTTGTAAATGTTGGTGCGGAAGAAATACCAAGATTCAAATAAATAGCACCTGCAGTACTTGGGTTAAACAACATCACATTGTAAGTACCAACAGAGGTCGCAGGAATAACAACACGAACTTCTGTTGCACTAACGAATGTTGTTGTTACAGATGTACCATTGAAGTATGCAGAACAACCACTTGCAAAACCAGAACCAATTAGTTTTGCATAACCACCTGCCGGTAGTAGTGCCGTGTCATCTAAGTTATTATAATTGGAATCAGTAACAACAATCGATGTGATAACTGGACCGGTAGAAGCACCACCAGTTAAGTTAACGCTATTGATTGTTGATTTATTTCTGAGTGTCTGGTTTTTTAGTGATTTTAAACTCATGTAATTTCTGATCCAAATGCGTTAAAACTTAGTGACGCTGTGTTAGCATAAACTGTGATAACATCAGTCTGAGCCAAAGTCATACCAATTGTTAAACTAATGGCATCGTTTGAAGCAACTTCTGTGTTGAAGGCAATATAATGTTTGGTGTTAATTGTTTCACCGGCAGGTCTAACAGCAATTCTAAAGTTAGCACCATTGGCACTTTGATTGCAAATGTTGATTGTGCTAATGACGGCAGATGTTGAAGAAGGTACCGTGTACAATGTTGTGTCAGTTGCCGATGCGGGATTAACTTGTCCCAAAACTTTTAATGTGGTTGCCATTTTACATTCCTGATGTTAGAAATACTAGAGGATTAAAATCCGAGATTGCTGTGTTTGCTTGAGACTCACGAGCCAATGGAATTCCACCAGCAGTCGAACCATCATGTACGACAATTACTTTTTTGTCGGTATCAATAGTGACTTCACCAGACGCACCAGTGTAAGAATTGGTTTGCGTGTTGGTCTTCTTTGGCAGTTTAATATTCGTTAAAGGCATCTATATTCTCTTTATTGTTATATTTAGGCTGGTGGTGTAAACTCAACCCAAGATGTTGTATCTTCATCCCACACAAAAATCTTACCTTCTTCCATTGGCATTGGTGTAGGTGCTTCCCACCAGCAAGTGTCTTCATTTAGAATCCATGATGCATAGGGTTTTGGTTCATAAAATGCATCACGACCAGCATCATACTTGTATCCGATACCTGCATAGTTTTTGCGTAATGGTGTACCACCTAAAGTGTGAACACCACCATGTGTATTGTAACTTGTTTGAATCCAAGATGCTGGATCACCAAATAGACCAGTATCGATTACGTCTTGTTCAATAACTAGTACTTGAGTGACATTGTTGTTTTCATCAATTTGTGCGAAATGACTCATAGTTAATTTTCCTTAAAATGTTATTCAAAATTATTAAGCGTTGTTGATAAACTGTATACTACCAGAGCTTCTGAATTCATATATTCGGTAATTATCCACAATATACATCTCTGGAGATCCTGTTACCGTTGCCTGTCCATAAGATATTGGGTGTCGAATATATAGAATACCTGATCCGCCGTTGCCGCCAGAAACCGAGTCTGACGATGCGCTGGAGGGTGCATCTGCTCCACCACCGCCACCTCCGGTTCTAGCAGAACCAGCAGTGGCTCCAAACCCATACGCACCCCTGCCTCCTCCTCCAATACCTCCAGGACCGCCGCCACGAAGGCCTGTACCTGCTCGTTTGCCGCCGGCACCGCCACCACCTGAGAAATATCGATATGTTGAAGTTACAGCGATGCCTGCAGTACTTGATGCTACCGGAGCAGTGAGAACATATGTTCCGGTGCCGCCCGAGGCTGTGCCAAAGCTTTGAATAATACCAGACCCAAATGATCCACTCACGTGAGATCCCACAAATAACCTGCCTTTGGTAACTGCAGATATAGTAATTGTATTACTACTAGCAGTTGTGGAACAAGTTCCTCCAAAATCGCCGCAAATGATCGTGGATTCACCTTGGCCACCAGCTGGACCGTTGGTGCCGTCACCGGCGGAGCCATCATTACCTACTGCTCCAGCACCTCCACCGCCGCCTGCAGTACCAGCGGTTGATCCAGCGCTGGGTTGACCAGTGCCGCCGGCAAAGCCCTGAGCACCGGCATTGTTCGCAGTGCCAGCAGAAAAAGTTTGGGTGTTTATATTAGTGCCGCTGCCGCCACCGGAGCCTCCAGAGAGTCCTGATTGAGTGCCGTTGTTGGGATGACCGTTACCGCCGCCACCGCCACCATACGCTAATTGGCCAAAGAAAGAGGAATCGGTACCTCGTGCTCTGCTGCTGGCGCCACCACCACCTATGGTTATAGTATAAGTGGTGCCTGAAACTACGGTCTGATTGGTTTGAGTAATATACCCACCTGCACCACCACCGCCACCGGCAAGATATAGAGCTCCTGTTCGACTACCGCCACCGCCGCCACCGGCGATTAAAATATAATCAATAGGAGGTAGACCACCTAATGGCCACCGTCCAGCCTGTACAGTTTGAGCCTGTTCTGTTGCGTTAAAAAATCCAGAAACTGAAGATGGATCAGTTGCTAAATTTTGTGTAGCGGAAATTATTCCACCAAAATATCGTTTAACCATTAACTTATGTCCTCATAACTACATGTTATGTTGAATCTATTAGCAGTACCGGCGGTAGCACCTAAACTTTGATCTTCTTCTAAATAATATTGACTAGTTTTATCAATTACATTAAGTGTACTATTTGCCGGAACGGTCACACTACCTACTATACGAAATTGTGTTCCACCAAGCGCAGCTGCAGAATAGAATCCTATTGTTATAAGTGTGGCTGTTGCAGTGTAATTTGATACATTCAAAGTATTTATTTTGAGACACTTACCTGAACTTGCTGGATTGCTTAATATTACTGTTGCGTTTGTGGTTGTTAAGTCCACTCCCGTTGTTTTACCATTGATTGTTGTTGCGCCGATTAAATTTGGTGCTGCCATATTATCCTCCGAATATTAATGAGTAACCGACAGAAGCAGCAGATGAAGCACCACCGCCACCACCGGATGATCCGTTGGCAGCTGCAGTTATTCTACCATAAGTATCTACGGTTATATTTGTTGATGTGTAAGAACCAGCAGTAACACCAGTTGGTGGACCACCAGTGTTAGCTGTGGCAAATGCTGCATTGGCATATGAACTAGCTGAATTGGCAGCATCTCTTACCCAAGCATCAATACCACCGGTATTGGCAGCTGCAAAGGCTGCATTGGCATATACACCAGCTGAGTTTGCGGTTGAGTATGCTGCATTGGCATATGAACCAGAAGTTACTGCTCTTTGATCGGCTGTGGCAGCATTGGTTGTTGCGGTATTTGCTTGAGTGTAAGCCGAGTTAGCATATGAACCAGCAGCAGGATCACCACTGGAACCATTAGCTGCCACTGTAATACGACCTTGAGCATCAACAGTTATGTTGGTGTTTGTGTAACTTCCAACAGTAACGCCAGTTGTTGTCATTGCGAATGCTGTATTTGGTACAACAGTCCATGCAGTCTTTGTTGTACTGTATTGGTATAGAATACCATTAACAGAAAGTGTTTGTCCGTTTGTTGGTGTTGTTGGAAAAGTCATATGTTATTCTTAGAAAGTTATTGAACCTGAACTGGTCCATTTGTATACTCTGTAACCACCGGCGACTGTATATGTTGGTGATCCAGTTGTGAATAAGGCAGCTGGATATGAATCTAAGTAACGAATGATTACGATACCGGAACCACCAGAACCACCAATGGCCGCAACACCACCGCCATCACCTGAAGAACCTCCACCGCCGCCTCCTGTATTTACTGTGGCAGCGTTGCCAGGATTATTAGTTCCAGCAACAATGCTGCCACCACTTCCACCACCGCCAATTCCGCCGGCGCCTCCGCTACCGCTAGAGTATGCGCCACCACCACCTCCGCCGGCATAATATGTATTTGATCCACTTATACCATTTTGAACACCGGCTCCACCTGCTGTACCTGGTCCGTTAGCAATAACATTCACAGCAACTGCCCCAGCACCACCTCCTCCTGCCGCTGGACCAAAATTAGGACTACCTGCTCCTCCGTTATTGCCTTGTGATGGACTAGTTGATGGTGTATTTCCTAGACCATAACTTGTACTATTAGTGGAACCACCACCGCTACCTCCATTACTACCTGGACCTGCAGGATAACTCGCAGCGTAGGATGCGCCGCCACCACCGCCGCCGCCACCTGTAGAAGTAATAGAACCAAATACTGAATTGCTGCCGTTGCTACCTATACCTGTTGCACCTGCAGCTGCGGCGCCTCCGTTGCCTCCTGCACCTACTGTCACTGTTATAGGAGAACCGGCCGATACTGAAAGTCCAGTTGCGGTTCTATAACCACCTGCGCCACCACCAGCACCGGCGTAGCTATTGCCGGCTCCACCACCGCCACCGCCACCGCCACCGGCAACCACAAGATATTCTATTGTAGGTGTAGCTAATAGTGGCCAAACACCATTTAATTTACCTAAACGCAAATCTTCTGAATTAAAAAAACCACCAGTACTAGCTACAGACAATGTTATTGCAGTCCCAGTTACACCGTAATTTGATCTTGTTCTCATATTAACTCAGTAATTCGTAACCAGAAATTAAGTGCAATGCTGAATTTGCAGAAACATAAGCCTGCAGAGTATCACCTTCTTCCAAGTAAATTGCATTATCTTTGGCAATAACTGTTAGTATTGAATTGGCAGGAACCGTTATAAGTCTAGCAACATAAAAATCACCAGCACTACGATTGATTGTCACATTTGCACTTGCAGCCGAAGAACTATAGTTATTAAACATAATAGTGTTAATCTTGTAAATCTGTTCACTGCTTGTTGCGTTACTCAGTACGTTTGCAGAAACAGTTGTAACGTTGACTAATGCCGTCTTGGCAGTTATCGTTACTGTATTGGCTAGGTTTAATGCCATGTTTATTCCTTAAGAACCAAAGACATATGAATTAATCATAGACCTTGCATTATTTGTTGAAGATGAAGAAGATGCAACAGCTGTACTTGTTATGGCAGAAGATGAAATGTCCAGCCAAACGTTTGAAGTACCATCATTTATATATTCGTAAAGTATGTCATCAGTAGTTGACCACCACTGGTCACCAACATTGGCAGTCGCTGGAACACCAGAGTTGGCAGTAAAAGTAATACCAGCAGATGATGAACCGGTATTAGCCTTGGCAAATGCAGCATTGGCATATACACCAGCAGAATTTGCGGTTGAGTATGCTGAGTTAGCATAGTCACCAGAAGTTACTGCTCGTTGGTCTGCTGTTGCAGCATTAGTTGTTCCGGTGTTCGCTTGAGTGTAAGCGGAGTTGGCATATGAACTAGCTGAATTGGCCGCACTTCTAACCCAAGTGTCTGTGGAATTATTAGCAGCTGCAAAGGCCGAATTAGCATAAGAACTAGCTGCATTGGCCGTATTATAAGCTGCATCCACCAGTTCCGAATAGTCACCAGTCGAATCGATATTAGTTAGTGTTATTTTTGTGGTCATATCTTATTTAGTCCACGCCTTTGCGGCATTGAAGTTCGCATGAGCAAATTCTAATCGGTCAATTAATTTAACTGCATTACCCTTCAATTTATCCACGGCCACAAACCCCTCAGGATTAGTGACTTTGAAACCATCATCTGTACGTAGGAATGTATTTGTTACTTGTTTCATTTGTTGTAACTTACTAACAATCATATTCTTGGATGCCACCAAATGGTTCATCAAATCAAAAATACTCTTTAAGTCTCTTGCCGAACCACGGAAGAAACGCATAATCTCAGTCTTCTCTTTGATCCGTTTCTGTTTAGTTTCTTCTTTCTTGGCATCAGAGATATCTTTGTTTAACTTGGCCTCAACCCAACGGATCAATTCGTTTGTGTGTGCAGTAGTATCTCTAATCTCTTTACCTTCACGCACTTTGGTATTGTTGAATGTCTTAATGTAAGTGAGTACTACTTCACTTGAGGCAATTCTATTAAGTGTTAGTGCATTGATGGATTGGAATGTTGCACCTGCAAGTGACAGGTGTGAAGTCAATACCTTTGTTTCTTGCTCTGTGAATGTGACTGTGCCAGATGCGTCAACAAAGTATGCATCACGGAACCAAACATCTTTAGTTGAAGTCAAGTGATTGATATCGATATTGAATGATGCCTTCATGTCAGAGAATGTTTTGCCTGTGTATGAAGTGTGAAAGACAATACCCAGCTGTGCAGAAGTCATTGCTCTGGCCAATTTTGAATCTGATGGTACAGCATATACAATCGTATTCGGTTGAAACGTAATGTATTCTTCACCATCAATCGTTTGTGTATTGATATCACCTTTAGAGAACATCATGTCGCCTTGCAAAACGCCTTTGATGCCTAGTTTTGGCAGGTAACGTAGTGCAACTTTAAGTTTAGCATTCAAACCACCACTTGGATGGTTTACATCAATATCATCATCAGTGTAGTTTAACTTAGGGTTTGCATTGAAGACACCTTTAGTACCAACAAAGAACTTGCCATTGTCTGGATTGATACCACAGAAAACTGCAGGTGCACCATCCCATTTTGTTGTGACGTTCACTTTAGATGACGAATTGCCTGCCAACATATCACGTAACGATTGCAGAAAGTTAATTGCATCACGTGTGCCGGCAACACCACGATTCAACACCTCATCCTCAATGTGCTCGAGGTGAAGATTGGCACCTTCTTTTTTTGATTCGGTTATAAATTCTGAAAATTTCATTAGGATATCTTTACGAAAAATGAACTTTGGTCGGTATTGGATGCTGCATATCTTAAAAAGTCGGTCGCAATTTTATTTCTTGTCGCAGCATTAGCACTTAAAAATATGTCAATAAATTTCATATTAATATATTTAGAAAACAAATAACCAGCTGATTCTTTTTGTTTCAGTTTTGCATTAATAACAAAATCCTCATAGGATAAAACTTTGCCAGTAAAATGTTTTTCATATAACTTATAAAATTCTGGAAAAAAATCTTTCGACTTTGTAAAATTAATTACTTCTTTTTCTTCCCTATCAAATACGCCTTTACCAGTATACTTTTTCAAATAGAAATTTACGTTACCGCCGCCGATTTTACCACCTGCAGCAGTTGCACCTTTAATCTCACCTTGCCAGCTTGCTTCGCCTGATGTGGCACGGAATTGAATCTCTTTATCACCAACAGTCATGTATAAGTCAATTGAATTAAAAAATGGTGGCAATGCACCACGTTCAGATGCAGATGTTACACGAAAACCTCCATAATTATAATCTTTGGTTTGTTTGACACTTAATGCATTGTATTCTTCAATATGTGCGGAAGAACCGACTTTTTTCAAAGATACACCAACCAACTTCTTAGCACGTGCTAAGTCATAAATATCTTTGTTCAATGCTGCCCAAGATTCACTATTAATTTTAGGAACAATTCTTAATGTTGTCATCCAAATATCACCTGGGTTCCATTTGTCATCGGAAAAAGAACCTGGAGCTTGTGGATTTTTTGATTTTTTATCATTATCATAAACAATTTTCTTGCTACTATACACTTCATTCATAAACTTTGAACCTCGGTGAAAGTACACAGGCGAACCACTCATCTTGTAATTCTTATAAAGAATGTTTGCTGACTTAACATATGACTGCACCCATTCAGGTGGTGATTTCTCAATGATAGCATCCAAACTATCAGACAAATCACAAAAGCTCATTGCTTTTTCAAGCAAATCTAATTTTAAATCTTCCCATTCAATTGGTCGTTTCAATACATTGTATACTAATGAACAAACCAATGCTTGGCCACATTCCACAATTGCAGTAACATCAGCACCGGCACCAGATCCACCTCCACCAAAATCAGGATCTTTTTTAATTTCTTTCAGTGAAATTTTACGGGTACCTACAAATAATGTTAGTGTACTTTCGTCCCAGTTTGTAGCTTTAACCTTAGCACCACTGTTGAGAGTAAAATCTTTACCATCAACAATTTTTCTTTTCATAACCTGACTACGTGGCATTCCTTTGTATGGTCCTTTGCCGGCATCTTTCTTCAAATCCGCTGGTGTCATTAATACTCCTGTGTTTTTGGAGTATTTATCCTACCAGGTTACCGAATAATGTCAAGCACTTTATCACCGGTCCAAACTTCTTGTTCAGTCCTGATACGATTTTCAGTCTTCAATGTCTCGAATCGATTGATGGCTTTCTTACGCCACCATTCAATGATGTTGTTTAAATGAAACTTCTCATAGTTTTCACCAGGTAATAACTTGTCGGTCTTACCATTCACAAAATCAACCATGTTCTTGTAACCATAATCGGAGATAAAGTATCGTTTCTGTTCATTCAGATTCTTGGCATTCTCAATCGTCTGTGCAAACTTGGCACCTTCTGGTGTACCTTTGAGTGCCACTTTAGTTAATGATATGATATGATTAGAGATTTTTAACTTACGTGATGATGCATCTTCTGGTGCAAGAGGTTCACCAATGATTGTTTCAACATAGTTCTTCAAGTCGGTATAAGTTTGGCCATGTAACATCGGTAAGAAATCTGAATCAGTAAGACCTTTGAAACGAATCAATGGTTTCATGCCGTCATACTGTGATACTGCCTTAGAAGAACCATACAAACTAGTAGTCTCAAACAAACAGGTTGTCATCTTGTATTTCTGGTTCAGCATCTCACGAACTTCATGTGAGGTACAAATCGCAGCCAACAGTTTGCCACCAAGGTAATTATACCCGAATGGTTGTGCAGGTACAATGACAAAACCCATCGCAGCACATTGATTGAACCTCTGAGCACCGCCTTGGACTTGCGTAAACACTTGTCCAAGCATTTGATTTCGTGGCTTGCAGTTGATGACTGGAGAACCAAGACGAATGAAACCACACCACTTTCCAGACTTCTTCTCTAAGATTGCCAATCGTAGACAACGACCGGGTATACTTGTCATGTTTGAATGTGACGATATCATATCAAGGTAAATGTCCCATCGATCTTGAGGCAAGTCAACAACCTCAAATTGCATATCTGCCGGTGACATTGTAAAGTCGGAGAACAAGTCTTCTTCTGGTCCACATCCAGGTAACGTGAATGGTCTTTCTGACATTGCTGCCAGTTTTTGTTCACGCATATACTCATCTATGCGGCCAAACTTATCGAAATACTCCGAGAATACATTGGCAACATAAGCACCTTGTTCTACTGTTAAACTCATACTTTAATTCCGTCAAATTTATTTCTACGTTCTCTATTACCAAATGTACTTAGTGGTTTATCTGGTTGACCAGAATCGGAGATATCGGTCTGTGCAGATTGTTCAGTATCATATAGTCGCATCTTTGATCGATCAATACCAACAATGAAACGTTTGAATACACTAGGATCCGAATAACGATTCTTCAATTGTTTCACCATAATCTGGTTCAATTGTTGCAGTTCTTCCGTACTAATCAACGCAAACATAAAGTCGGCAGTCGCAGGCAAACCAAACGATTCACTTGTGTCCGTCAAGTCAACATCGGTGTTGGTGAAACCAGACCTAGTTGTTTGTGTCGCAGTTACAATTGGCAGACCTGCTTCAACGGCAAGACCACGCAATTCTTCAGCAATCGATTTAATATACGTATATGAGTTAACAGAACCACCAGGTTTGATACGTGAAGACGAACAAATATTTAGATAGTCGATAAAGATAATATCAGGTTTAAAACTTTTCTTCAACTGTAACTCTTGCAACAAAGCACGGAAGTGGAGTGCATTGGCTGCGGCAGTTGGATACTCTTTGATGATTAACTTGCCTTGTGTCTTGTTCTTTAGTACACCAAACTTACGTACATAATCATCCTTAGACATTACGTGTAGTTCATCCATTGTCACATTCAACAAGTTGGCATCGATACGTTCAGCAATCTTTTCTTCAGCCATTTCCATGGTGATGTACAAAACATTCTGTGCATTAGATAAACAACTTGCAGCAACGTGACACATGAACAAAGACTTACCAACACCAGTGCCTGCAAGTGCAACATTCAATGTTTTAATTGGCAGACCACCTTTGGTAATCTTATTGAAGATATCAAGGTCAAACTTAACACGTGATTCAACTTTGTGATACAGGTCATAACGATTTGAAAAGTCATCAATGTAATCGTGACCAACATTAGGGTCAAATGATACACCCAAGGCATCACTAAGAATCTTTGGAATCTCGCCTTTGGCTTTCTTATCACCTTTGTCGTCCAGAATCGATACAGATTCCATGATGGCATTGTAGATTGCTTTGTCTTGACAGAACTTCTCAGTCTGTTCAACCAACCATTTCATTTCGGTTGGTTCATCTTTATGCTGATTGATATTGTGTAACAACTCAATAGAATTACGAACTTCTTGTTCAGTTAACTTCTTACTCTCGGTAAGATTAATGATGAGTGCTTCGTGTGTCGGTAGACTATTGTACTTGTTGATAAACTCATCAACTTCTTTGTAAACTACTTTCTCGGTATTGTCAGAGAAATAATCGTTACGGAGAAACGGCAAAACTTTACGAGCAAACGTTTCATTGTAAATCAGGTTCTTTAGAATCGAGTGTTCTAGTCTGTTCATTATGGCTTTCTTGATTAATAATAATATCTGTGAGAATTTCTCCCATCATTGTATGATATTCTTGGTCAGTTAGCAAGCTTGCATGGCCATGTTGACCTGGATTGTTTACGTTATAGGTAAACTGTAGTTGACCTAATTCGCCTTCTTCAAATCTAACATGACCATACGAGAATACTACACCTGAATACTTACCACCGGTAATTTCTACCATCGTGGAGTCTTCTTCAGGTAAGTTCAGAAACTTGTACTCAAGCTTCTTCTGCTTCTGCCGTATTGAAATCTTCTCCCATAATGTTGCCAAAAGCGATTTCATATTTCTTCCTTACAGATTCTTTAAATGATTCATTGACGAGCATACTAGACCAGAATTCTTCGGTATTAGTATCCTTTTCACGGAACTTCTTGTCTTCAATTTCACCAGTTTCTTTGTTGACACGTGAGTACCAACCATTGGATGGTTTAACTACGTGGCCAGATTCAAGAGCAACATCAAGTAAGCCAGACCACTTGCTAATGCCACCATCAAAAGATACAGAAACAGGAATTTTGGATTTTTCCCTAACATATCGTGATTTCTCCACATTGATAATAAAATTATAACCAGTTAATTCAGTTCCATCCTTCTCTTGCTGGCGACCAAGAATAAAGATGTTGTCGGCAGAATAGTAACTACCTGTGCCACCACCAACAATGTCTTTAGGGAACATTCCAATTTCTTTGTAGGTGTGATTAACAACTACCATTGGAATATCTTTGAGTGACAAGTGTGGTGTGACCATACGGAACAAACTCTTCACTTGTTTTGCACGTGACATATCAGCAACTGACTTGCCTTCTAATGCATCATCTACTTCCTTTTTAGACGCAAGATTACCAATAGAATCAATAACAATAATAATATGCTCACCACGTTCAAACCCCTCAAGTTGTTTCATAATGTCAAACTTCAACTGCTCAATGTCAGTCAATGGTGTGTGTAAGACACGTTCAGTATCAATACCAAATGTATCAAAGTAGGACTGTGGAGTACCAAACTCAGAATCATAAAACAACATTACTGAATCTTGGTACTTGTCCATGTAAGACTTGGCCATCAGCAAACTGAAAGCAGTCTTGAAGTGTTTAGAAGGACCTGCCCACATTGTAAGACCTGGGGTTAGACCACCATCTAAACGACCCGACAACGCCACGTTTATCATTGGGATAGATGTTGAAATCATATCCTTTTTGGTAAAGAACTTTGATGTTGCGAGCACAGCACTGTCTTTAATCGTACTGTTCTTTTTAATTTTATCTAATAAACTCATAATATTCCTTTAGTTAAAAAAACTATCCAATGAATTAGTCTTCTCTGTTTTCCAATCAATACAATCTAAAATCACTTTGATTGGTTCGAGGAAAGACTTATCAAACTGTGTGTCATAATCAATATACTCTTGTAGATTGAATTCTTTTGGCAATCGACCTGGAAAAGATACGACTGACTCTTTGAAATGGTTTGGAACTTTCAAGTATGTGAACTTGAGTTTCTCACCTTCTTGAATCAATGGATACTTCTTATCCAATTTATACTGCTTCAGGAAATGATTGTACACGATGGCACCACGAACATGAATCGGAGTACCCTTCTTGTACATTGTAACAGAATCAGAATAAGTTTTCAAGCCATTAAGTCCTCTTGGAAAAGAAATATCTTCAGCAGGCAAAGATTTAAATTCTTCTCTAAAGGTTTGAATGAAGTCTTGTACCTCTTCTTCGGTACCAAGCATCACCATTTTAATTAAGGTATTCATCTTCTCACGAATCGCAGCCGGTGTAGAAGACTTAATCATCTCAAGTCCCATCACCTTCATATGTGGTTCGTTGTACTGAACACCCTCATTGTTATATACATTAAGAATGTAACGTTTCTTGGCAGTCCAAATACCTTTGTCGGACAAACCCTCACGTTTCATTTGCATCTTTTGGGCATACGCATTAACATACGTAGCAAGCTCCTGGTAACTCTCATCAATAAATGGTTGTATCTTCTGCTCACATACTTTATCCATGAATTGGATAATCTGTTGTACGTTTGATTCTTTCGGATGCACCTTATCAACAAGCTCACCAAGACGGAGATAAATCGAATCTGTGTCTGAGGCGATAACATAATCTTTTTCGGTCTTTAATAGTTTGTTCATGTAAGAATTGATTTTATTCTCAATCCACTTAATACTAAGTTGACCTGCAGAGGTAACACCAAGAGCTTGTCGTAAATCATAGAATCGGAAATACTTGGAACCTAAGGCACCGTATGCCGAATTCAGAGACACCTTCTTTGCTAGTTGTAGGTTATTATACCTAGCAATTCGTTTATCTAATTCATTCTTCTTTGTCTCATCAGTTTCAACTTCATAATCTTTCTTCGCCTGAATCATCATCTTTTTAAACTTCGAACGATCAATATACATTTCTTCCAACATCTTTGGTAAGAAACCTTGTTTGGTCGTACTGAAGAACTGGCCATTCGGTGTGATAGTATAACCACTCATCTTTGATAGGTCAACTGATTTAGTCAGCAGTTTATCAACGCTTACACCACGCATAATAATGTCACGCATATCTTGTGTGTAGTCTTCAGGCTCAATCAATGTCTCAGGTGAGATGTTGTATTGCATCATCAAGTGTGGGTACAAACTGTTCAAGTCAAATGAAGCAACACATTTATGCATACCTTTTTGTGGGTCTTTAACATAAGCACCCTCGAAAGCAGCATCTTTGTCCTTCATAACCTTTGGTGGCACGATGATATTACGGTTCAACAAGTAACCATATGTCATTGCATCCCACATTCTAGTTTGTGCAAATACATCATCATAGTTACACTTCGTATCATAGGCAAGAGTAAGTGCCAATTCTAACAACTTCAACTTGTCGTCTAGTTTTAGAATCAATGCTACGTCTTTAATATTATACTCAATGAACTTTTGGTAATTCAAACGATACAACTGGTGCAAGTTGTCATACTCATCATATGAAATCTTACTCTCACCAATCTCAACGTTCGCAATATTATCCAAACGATATGACTCTTGTGATTTACCACCTGGCGCATACCATCTGTACAATTCAATATAGTCAAGTGTCGCAACACCCAACAATTCATATGCAATGTTTTCACGACCCATGGCCATGACCTTGCGTTCAGAAATCATATTCCATGGTGACAACTTCTTTGTGTCATCTTCACCAAGGATACGGGATAGACGATTGACCAAATATGGAATATCAAAGAACTTAATATTCCAACCACTTATAACATCTGGACAATTATTTGACCAGTGGTTGATAAATGTTTTGCAAAGGTCATACTCATCACGGCATTTAATGTATGTAACGTTATCATCATTATTAATATATTCACCACAACCCATCACGATTGTTTTACCACCGACACGTGTAATACAAATGGCAGTGATTGGTTCATTGGCCTGATATGGATCAGGGAATCCATTTTCAGAACCAACCTCAATATCGATAACATCAATTGCAACATCTTCAAAGTCCCAATCGGTCATCTCTGGATGTTCATCAGCAATAAATGCATATTCGAATCTGGTTTGACCATAGATTTCAAAGTTTTGTACTTCATTGTACATCTTAACAAAATCACGTGCTTCACGGATAGATTCGAACTTCATAGGTTCAAGTGCTTCACCATTTAAGTTTTTAAACTTAGTTGGTTTATTAGACTTCAAAAACAAAGTCGGCGTGTAAGCAATTTTCATCTTAACACGCCGGCCGTTGTTTACACCTCTGTAGAAAATGTTGTTGCCAATAGAGGCAACATTTGTGTAATATTTTTTATTCATTCATACATTATATCAGAATTTTGGAATACTTGAGGCAATTTGAATGCCAGAACCAAATAACTTATTATACTCATTTTCCAATTCTACCATTGGAGTTGTAACGCAAAGAATGTCAGACATATCAAATGTGATGCCTGTTTTAAACTCTTGTGCATACTCCAAGAAAGGAGAGAATCCCATCATTGGACCATCTTTCGATGGTTGAACAATTACTTGTACAGTTTCTTTCACTGTAATTCTTTCATCATTCTCATAGACAACACTGGCAATGATTGTCTGATTTGTTTTAAAAGAAATTAACTTTACTGCCATTTCAAATCCTTGTTGAAGCTGGCACTACGGCCAAAGTTACCCAACGTTTTGGGTAAAGCATTTCACGACCATTAAACTCGGTCATGTTGAGTGTTGGGTCTTCAATAAGACCTACGACCTCTACCATATCATCGAATTCTCGCAAAAAGAAATCGTACTTATAGGCACGGGGAAGGCGATTAGCCTCAGCGAATTGTTTTGCGATTCTGTATGTTTCCATAATATCTCCGAAAGTTAATAATCAATTATAATCTATTTAAACGAACTTGTCAAGCGCAGGAGGCGTCCATCCTTCTGGTTTTAAAACTTTACCGTCTGGTCTTTTAATTACTTTGCCTGTTGCTGGGTCAATCTTTGCCAAGTTAGAACGAGCAACTTCTGCCCATGCGGCATCAACATCATACCCCTTCATTTTACAGAACCCTAAGATAACCCAAATCATATCCATACAGGCATCAAGTTGTTCTACCTCATCACATGCGTAGTAAGCTGAACGAAACTCACCAACTTCTTCATCAATTAAGGTTTTGTATAACTTAACATTTTTTGCGGATGCTTCTTGGTCACAAGCATCTATGAATTTACAAACATCATTATACATTTTGGCGACTCAATTCGGATTGGTATGCACGTTGTCTCAATTCAGTTGAACTGAAACGGTGATTGCGGGAGTTAAAGTACATATTGATATTGCGGTCAATACAGATTTGTTTACCTGTATATTGTTTATCTTTATATTCTTCACCAATGATTCTAACAGAAATTGGAAGAAACATCAATAAGTCTTCAAGGTCTTTTTCGGTACTATAGACAACAATCTCATCTACAAATTTTACCGCAGAAAGTTGTACGAATCGTTCTACAATAGATTGAACTGGTTTGTTCTTACCAGGTCTATCGGCAGTCGGATCATTTTGTAAACCAACAATCAAGTGGTCACATACAGACTTGGCTTCAGCAAGCATAAGAATATGTCCTGCATGAAGTAAATCAAAAGTTGAGCAGGTGAAACCAATTGGTCTGCCTGCCATATCATCTGGCACTACTAACATAATAAACTCCTTTAAATTATATATGCTGTTGAACAGCTACATTACACTTCTTTAGAAAATTAATACCGTCATCGTTGCGATAACTATTTCGGTAATACACACTATCAATACCAGACTGATATATTAGTTTGGCACAATCTAGACAAGGTGCATGAGTTACAAACAATGTTGCACCATCACTTGAGTTGGTACTACGTGCAATCTTTGCGAGTGCATTAGTCTCTGCATGTAGTACTTCTGGTTTGGTTTTAAGAATGTATGTTGCACCATTTCCATCTGTGCATTTAAAACGACCTGGTGAAAAATAATCTCTTACCTCACATTCATTGTTCCAACCAGAAGGCATGCCGTTATAACCGATGCCAATGATTGTATTATCTTTTACAACAACACAACCAACGTGCAGTCTTTTTGCTGAAGACAATTCAGCATAGACTTCAGCAGTCTTCATGTGTGCATCGATAAATTTCTTTTTCATAATATAGTAAGTGGGGCTTTCGCCCCACAGTTTTACTCAGTCAATAGAGTTGGTTTTGAGAACGCAAGTTGCTCACCAATCTCAATCTTCCTTGGTTTTTTATGGTCGGGAATTACATTTTCCAAACCAATCTTCAAAATGCCGTCTTTGAATTCGGCACCACGCACTTCCATAGTGTCAGTCAACCTAATAGTCTTAGTGAAAGAACGAGCAGCAATACCACGATAAACATAATTTGCGTCATCTTTGGTGTTCTTCTCACCACGAATCACTAGATTACCCTCATCAAGTTGAATGTCAATTTCATCTTTTGAAAATCCAGCAACAGCCATTTCAACGACATACTTGTTGTCTTCTACTTTGATGATGTTGTGTGGAGGGAAAGATGTTTGGACTGTTTGACCTTTGCCAACGAGTTTCTCCAACTCAGTAAACAATTGGTCAAATCCAACGTATGATGGATACAATGCTGAAATACTTGTCATAGTTTTCTCCTTTAATAAGCAAGTTTAAAAATAGATACCCCGAAGGCATATCATTAATCCAGCTTACCGACTACTGGGGTACCTTATCGTTGTACCGGCTTTAGACGCTCCTAAGGTAGTAGAGTCTTTACGTTCCCATCCCGATGGGAGTATTTTTATTTATCCAATTTTACAAAAGCTTCACCATTCACAAAGTATTTTCTTTGTGGATTTTCTGGTTTGTATACCTGGATAAATGTCATTGTACTGTCTTGTCTTTTTTCAAACAAATTACTGGTGTACACCACCTCACCAGTATAAATGTTTTTCAACTTATCAACTTTTTCTTTCACTTGTTTCATAATATATCTACTTATTGTGGTGTAATCTTCTTACCAATATTGTACTTTGGTACCAAATTCCATTCATCTTTCTCCTTGTGGGAGATGATTTTGATTTGGTGTAATGGTGCAATGTTATCACCCATTAATTCTGGATTAGAAACTTTCACCAAACCCCATTCTTCCAATAGTCTTGCAATTGCATTTCTTCTTTGAATATCATTCTCTGTAATGTCGGTTGGTTTACCATCCAACTGGAATAATTCTTTGAAGTGTACAATATAATATTTACCTTGTTTGTGGAGTATGTGACACGACTGATACAAAATCTTATCTTTACGTGAAGAAACACCGATTCTGGTTAATGTTTCACGTACTTTTAAAAAATCATCCTCTTGCTTTAACTTAACTTCAACAAAGTTTTTTAAATCTACCATATTATTTCCTCAATCCACCGATGCCGGTTTTTTCTTTTAATTTTTGGATTTGTTCATCAGTCAATAGGCGGAGTGCTTCAAGTGCTTTCGTATCAGAAAAACCATAGACGGTTTTAATGCATTGTATATCTTCACTTTTATCAGACTTAGCCCACTTTACGAACGGTCTTTTCTTAGACCTTATGGTATTTAGTAAAAAATCATTCTGCAGTTTCTTGTCAATGAATGACCTGCGGTTCATCTCATTCGCATATGATACACAATCAATATGGTAAGATAACGAACGATTTACCAGAAACGGAACGTATTCCGATTCGGTCACATCATCAACAATTAACTGTTTCTTTCCTTGTAGGATTTGGTTAACATAATCAAACGGACTCATATTACCATCCTTATTAATCCGATTGTGTCGATTGTGGTAAGTAAGAGGTAATTAGCCAACATACCAAAGGAACGCCTGTTGTAAGCGCACCAAGCGTATATAGAACAACCAATAATCCAGATTGGGTATAAAACCAAGAGAGGTGGTGTTGGAACGGTGATAGCCATAGTGATAGCACACCCAATACTAAGAGCCCAAGCAAGGACCTCAAGACAAAAACGAACTCTATTACTTTTGTAATCTTCTTTGATCCAGTCAAATGTTGGTTTGAAGAGGTCATTCATTTTCTCTCTCAATCTGCACGGCATAATAGTCAGTCAATTCTTTGTATGCTTTGAACACGGAATTAGGAACGATGCCGTCACCATACTGATGTGTAATTTGTTCGATTGCAGAACTAAGTTGACGAGACAATCTAATCTCTTCAGTTGTGCCAATAGGATGTACTTCAAAATCTTTACTCATTTAAACTCCACACTTACCATTAATTCTGTTAAACAGGCCACAGTATTAATCTCAGGGTCAGCAACGAATGCCTGCTTGTACTGATAGTCAGCAATGATAATTACTGCTTGAGGAATACTTTGTGGTTTCAGAACCTCATATAAACCATCATACAACTTACGATACAATGTTGCAGCATCAATCTCAGTGGTTGCAACCCATTTACGAATTGAACCAAAGTCTTTCTCTTTGATATACTTAACGATGTTTGAAATCTCAACGTCACCCATCTGCACAAGAATGCCAGAATCAATCTTACCAAACTGGGAATACCTCTGCATCTCATTAATGATACGGCGGAAATCTGGAAAGTGTTTCTTAACTAATTCAGCAATAACAGCGTCTTCATACTCAACTTTTTCACTTTGTAAAACCGACTGGATTCTCTTAAAGAATGAACCAGCCATCTTGGCCTTCTCACCATTCTTCAGACCAAACTCAATCACGGCACAACGAGAGTGCAATGGTTCAATGATGCGGTTCTTAAAGTTACAAGTAAAAATGAACGAACAGTTACCTGCAAACTCTTCAATCGCATTACGAAGAGCAGGCTGTGTAGAATTTGGATTTAGATAATCTGCCTCATCGATAATGATAACCTTGCGGCCACCTGATAGAGACATAGAAGAAGCATAGTTCTTAATCTTGGTACGAAACACATCGATACCAGATTCATCAGAACCGTTAATGACAATATAGTCACAACCAATCTCATTACACATGGCTTTGGCAACAGTTGTCTTACCGACACCTGCGCCGCCACTCAATAACAAGTTGGGAATGTTTTTTTGATTTACGTATTCCTGAAACGGTGTTTTCAACCGTTCAGGTAAAATACATTCTTCAATAGTTTTAGGACGATACTTCTCTGTCCATAATAAATGATCCATGATTCACAACTTTCATAATATAAAAATAAATTATAACACGACCCGAAGGCCGTGTCAAGTCAAATTAGAATGGTATATATTCCGATTCACCACTTTTCACATCTTGCGGTAAGAAACCTTCAATGTGCCATGGGAATTTACCATTCTTTTCATAATAATCAAACACCTTAAGTAGAGAATCTTCCAGGTTTTGGAATGTTTCAATCATCTTATTACGGCGTTCAACTACACCATACTTTTCAGTAGGTGATTTTGTGTGTAAAGTAAAATACGATTCGTTGCCTGATTCACCAAATTTCTTAATGGCGTTCATCATCATCTCATATTCATATCCTTCCAATACAGACCAACCATTCATTTGTAAATTGTGGTCATAGTTGCCAGAAACAACATATTTGGTTGTCTTTGAAATGAAATCATTTACATCAGTTGCAGTATAAGTTACCACATCTTGAGCAACAGCACATCCAGTATTTTTTAATTTGCGAACAACATCTCTAACGATTTTAGATTTGGTTTGGCCATGCATATAAGTGCATACTTCATTCACATAATCAACAATACTCTGTTCTTCTGGAAGAACCAATTTTGATTTGTGTTCAATCAAACGAACAATAACATTGACTACATCATCTTCTGTTGAAGCTAAATTAGGTGCAAAGTTGTTTTCTTTTAATTGAAAGGTGCGAATTGCATCTTCATAACCATAAGAAGAACCAAATGGAATTTCATATACATCGAAAATCCATTCATCAAATCCTAAATTACGCAAGGCCTCAAATCTGTGATTACCAGTTACCAATTCATACTTGGTAATTTCACCATTCTCATTTCTTGATTTGATGCGAACCGTAAGTGGCATCTGTGAATAATCAATGCCTTGTTTGAAGGATTGTTCCAATCTTTGAATGTGCATTACGTTTTTACCTTTAGAGCGGACAGAATTGTCACTCTTAATTGGTGCAACATAGATTTCAGAAAGTTTAATTTTGATTCGATTTACGAATTTAGTTCCGGGTGAATTAATTTTTCCAAAAGTGCAAAGCTCAGGATCAATATTTTTATAGTTAAAGTTTGGGTTTGTCATATGTTTTCTCCATAAATTTAAAACTGGTAGGTAGAAAAATCTTCTAACAAACTACCAAGTTTTGGTTACGAGGGAAGGTCCTCACATTTATATATGCTTATTCTTTAGAAAACTTTGAACCGGCTTCGGTAGTAATCCAATATTGCAAATCTTTGCCCTTATTACGTAGGTGTGAAATACCTTTAGAAGAAATATTCACATCATAAGTTCCAGGCATAACCTTACTAATGTTTTCTGTACGGAAAATCATTTTGTATTTCGTACCATTGCCTTCACCAAGTTCAAGGCAATCAGTATGCGCTGCATCATTGGTTGTATCTAGTGTAATCAAATTGATTTTGGTACCATCAGATTCAACGGCAATTTGCGGTGACGACAATACGTTAGCTGCACGTAGTACCCAATCCAAATCTTCAGCAGTCAAGGTGAAAGTAATCTCAGGGTTTGGTACCTGCAATTCTTTCTCTGGTGCTGTAACAATCATAGTAGGGTCACAGAAACGATACTTAATTTTAGAACGACCTTTGTTGCCAACAATCACAACATGTTTGTCATCAAACTCAAACGTGGTATCGTCTTTGTGCAACGATACAACAGATAAGAAATTGTT